CAAGCAACCTAGGTTGCAGCACGTGGGTTGTTGTGTGCTAAACACAACCACTCGAACCAGCCACGGCTGGGAGTGCTCTTCTGTCTAGACAGAAGTCTGACAAATCTTGAAGCGTGATGTAACCTAGGTTACATCCAAGCCCAATTATCCATTGGATAGGCTTCTTCAAGAGCGGCAACTGGTGCCGACATAGCCTCCCTCATTCCTTGGACATTCTCTCTGAGAGTCCATAGAGGTGGGAGACCGTCAAACCAGCTTATTCCGGATAGAGGGACATTGTTCCTCCACACCATGAATTCCAGAAGACTAATTTCTTCTGTGCCGGGATAGGTCGTTTCAAACCAAGTCTGGAACTTATCTATCTTCTGGCGGTAAGTGAGCTCGTCACCAAATCGAGCTCCTTCCTTAAACTCTCTCCTGCTAGTAATCTTGACTATATCAGATACACTAACAAATCCGTTGGAGTGCATAGCATTTCTCCAAATCGGGAATGAGAGATCCTTAGGCTTCTCATAAGTTGCCCATAAGGCTCCTTCGAGTTGCTTGAGTTCGTGGTTTTCGACTATGCGAATACCCTCTTCTTCTCCTACGATGTAGATCTTTGAACTACGGTCGATGGAGTAATCCTGAGGTTTCATTCTCCTATGGATAAATGAAAGTTGTAGCTTAAGTTCATTGAGAGCTAAGCTACCTTCCTCATCAGCTGAAAGAAGCATCCAGGCCTTCTTAAAGACGGCCCTGGTGGCTTCCCACTCTGATTCAAGGAATTCCCTTCGAGGGTCCTTGATTTCAGGTGGATCTTTTCCGAGGATTTCCGGAAAGATCCTGTCAGCCTTTGCCTCCCCAGATCTTCCTTTAAAGAATATCTCGGGAGAGGCCAGACCCAGTCCTCCGATATTTTGAGGAGCTACGAAGAACATTCCTCTGTGGAACATTCCTCGAAAGGTCTCTTTGAAGTAGCGGAGGAAGTATTGGTCTAAACCAATATCTTCGGTCACGCTAGATAAGCCTGCTCTTACACTTTGGAATATAAGAGCCTTATTTAAAGCATTAAGCTTCCCAGGAACGGGATTAGCTTGTATGCTCTCTCCTGTACTTCCTTTTACAAAGGGAGATACTAGACGGACTTTGAGAACGTCTAGTTGTTTCAGGATAGGCCCTCTCTTCGTGTGAACCTTCAGAACTATTTGTTCAACGAAGGTTCCGTGACTAGAGCTTAGGACGGATTTGTCACTATGTACACCTCCGACTCCTATGAAGTGGTACAGCCACCTTAGGTGGTCTTTGGTTCCGACTGCTAGCAGATCGTCGCCAACCACTTCCCATTTCCGAGACATCGTCCCGGACTTCTGACGGGCAAGTATTTCGCTTACAGCCATCATGGCTGTCAAAGCGATTTTACTTCCCGGCTCACCCATGAGAACACCATTACGTGTTTCGTGACTCACTGTTCCAGTGGGGTCGAACAGTAACCTCTTTGAGGTTAGGTAATGCGATGCCTGTATGATATATTCATACTGCTCGCGGCTTAGCACACCGCGTTCAAGCATCTGGTCTGCCATACCCGAAAGTATGGCATAAGCCAGGTTCCAGGGGTAGAAGTCAGTTGCATTCTTTAAGTCTGCAGAAAGAAGCCACATTGGTTTCTCCTGACCTTCTCCTCCTTCTTCCGGTGACATGTCAAGGTTATGAAAACCTCTTACATGGACCGCTCGAGAGAGGCCCATCGCTAGCGATGGGTGCCCTGACAGAAATCCTGACATCATATGATGTAAGGATTGAAGTCCCACATTAGTCGCAAGCGTACCTTTGGTAATGACTCGCGCCTTCATGCCTGGTTCAGCTACAATAGACTGCTGAACCACTGGGTTCTCCCTGGCAAAGTCTATCAGCAGACGATAGTCCTGGTAGTCTAGTTCCTTGTCAGGTGGAGGTTCACCTATGGCTGTGCTTAGCCAGCCTCCGGTTTCCTCGTCGAAAGAACTAATATTCCAGAATACATCTGGGTATGACTCTTTTGGCAGCCACCCCATCTTTCCTCCTTGGGACCTTGTCCTATAGAATGAAGATGAAGCGTTGATTGACACATGGTCAACACCAACGCGAGCTCTAGGATTAAATTCTAGTATTTCGTCAACGAGCATCTTAGCTCCGTTGTAGAAAAGCTCACATTGTTCAGGCTTTGCGGTTCTACCCGAGGTCAGAACCTCGATATGGTCCCTGAGCGAAGCTCTAGAGATCCTGTCGTTACCCGTGTACACCCATCTTGACTGTAGTAGGTACAACCTTTTAGAAGGTATGTCACTAAAACAATCATGTATGTTGTGCATACTATATGGGTAGGCATGATGTATTCTTGGAATCTGACCTGTTTCAGGATCAGCTTTGAAGATTACAGATTGGGCACACTTGGCAGCATGTTTTACTGCAAGTGCGCAGATTTCTCTATTGGATAAGTTCCTCAGGAAAAATCTCTCCCATCTCGATCGTGCCTTAACGGGCATGCCCGAAAGATCGCACCAAACCCCGAATACGTTTCGGAACTGGATTACTTGTTCGAAGTAATCGTGAGACTTTATAATCTCACGTGCGATCCTATCAGTGAAACCGAGTCGCCGTAAGGCGTTCTTGATTAAACCGATATGTTGCTGGATGAACATTTCATTCCAGCGACCCCACTGCGACTGCGAGCCACCGCTCACTATGTGAGAGTGACGCAGACGCCGTACGTCGTCAAGACGATTCATCGCAAAAGATCCCACCGTGGTGAGGCCACACGCGAGAAATCGCCCGTGC